GCCCAGTACCATGCTTTCCGCATGGCTATCCAGACGAGCCGGCACAAACCCTACGAGATCGTGTGCGACAACCAGGGCGGTCATAAGAAGAACGCGGCGCTGGGCCTTTTCTCGAAGATCAGCCGTATCCACCGCCCGACAGCTCCGTATAATGGCGAATCTAAGACGATTGAGAACATTTTCTACCGCTTCCAGAGCCAGGTATTGAAGAAACGTTTCGGTTTCACCGGGCAGAATATTACGGCAAAGAGAGATACAAGCCGTCCGAATTTGGAATTCATCAACGCGAACATCGACTCCCTCCCCACATTGGAGGAACTGAAGGAACAGTATGCCGCCGCCCGTGAGCAGTGGAATTCAATGAAACACCCTGCCACCGGCATCTCCCGGATTGAGATGTACAATACCAGCGTGAACGAGGCTACCGATGCGGTAAGTGTGTCGGATATGGTGGAGATGTTCTGGTACACGACCGAGAAACCGTCGCTGTTCACCGCCAACGGTATCGAGATCACGGTACAGGGAAAGAAATACCCTTACGAGGTTTTCTCCGCCCCCGGTGAGCCTGATCTGGAATGGCGCCGACGTAACACCTACAAGAAGTTCTATGTCCAGTACGATCCTTATGACATGAGCAGCGTACGTCTGCTGTACAAGGATAAGGGCGGAGCGATGCGCTTTGAGTGTGTGGCTTCGTTCCCGCTGATGATCCACCGTGCCCAGCAGGAGCAGACGGAAGCCGAGAAACGTTTCATCCGCGCCCAGCAGGAGGCCGTCATCAACGAGCGTATAAACCGCCAGGTCGTTGCCAAGGACATCGAGTACGAACATGGTGTCGCACCGGAACAGAACGGTCTGCGTACCCCTGACCTGAAAGGTCTCGGAAAGGAGGCGCAACGCCAGATTGACCGTCGCACAAGAAAATACAGCCAGCCGGCCCGTCCTTCCATCGGCCGAGACATGAAAGTCATCAGCAACGTGACATGGGACAGCTTTGAGAAGAAGGAAGTGAGCATCCGCAAGGTGGTCGGGAAATTATAAGGAACAGATTTATAACAAGATAAAAAATATTGATTATGGAAATTACAATGAAAGAAAAGGACGCCATCAGTGAAAGCCTCCGGGCTTACGTGGCGAAATACCCGAGCCAGACGAAGGCTGCTGGCAGCCTGAAGGGGGTTAGTGTAGGTACTGTTAGCAATATCCTGAATGGCCGTTATGAGAATATCAGCGACGAGATGTTCCGTAATGTCGCCTCGCAGGTCGGTGGTGTAAGCGCTACCGGCTGGCAGATCGTGGAGACCGGTGCTTACCAGGAGATCACGGCTGTACTCTCCGATGCGCAGCGCTGGCGCAATGTTACCTGGGTGACCGGCGAGGCCGGTTGTGGCAAGAGTACCACCGCCCGTGTTTACCTCCAGGAGCATAAGGAGGTTTTCTATATCCTCTGCTCTGAGGACATGAAGAAAGGTGACTTTGTCCGCGAGATCGCCCGTACGGTCGGAATCCGGACCGAAGGGTATAATATCCGTGAGGTGTGGGGGCTTATATTGGATGACATCATCCAGATGGACGCGCCCCTGCTGGTGTTCGACGAGGCGGACAAGCTGACCGAACCGGTGTTCCACTATTTCATCAGCCTGTACAACAAGCTGGAGGAGAAATGCGGTGTCGTGTTCTTGAGTACCGATTATATTGCCAAGCGCATCAGCAACGGCTTGCGGTACCAGAAGCCCGGCTACAAGGAGTTCTACAGCCGTATCGGACGGAAATTTTATGAGTTGGAGCCTACGGACGTGAACGACGTGTTTGCGATCTGTTCCGCCAACGGTGTGACTGACAGGAAAGACATCGATAAGGTGATAAAGGAGGCTTCGACATGTGACTTTGATTTGCGGCGTGTGAGGAAGTCCATTCACAAGGTGAAACGCATGACGGGGGAATGACCCCCGTTCAAATACCGTTCAAACGTAATTTTAAGGATATGGAAAACAAATTTGAATACTTAAAGATCGACGGTCGCGAGCAGCTTCCCGCTCCCTGGAGCGATTACCCAGTCTTGAGGGAATACGAGACGGTGACCGTTTACCGGAATGGTCGCGACTACCTGGACGCCCTTGTGGGACAGCAGGACGGCTGGTGGGTTGCCGGCGTTCACATGGAGGTGGGCGGTTCCGGCGGTGGTTTCAACCCGGGACGTAAATGGGGACAGTTTGCCACCCGTGAGAATGCCCTTTTGTGGGCACTCGGCAGGATGCTCTGCCACGAGAAACTGCGGGGTGCCGCACGGCAGGCCGTACTTGACCGAATTGACAATATCCGACAACTAACACTGTTCTGACCATGGAAGAAGAGAAAAAGGATAATAAAAAAGCGGGCATGAGACGTGCCTTGAATGTCAGGGACATCCTGAACAAGAAGTATGACGTATTCCCTTTCGAAGGGAAATGGAAGGATGCCTTCGACACTCCGGAAGTCCGGGGCTGCTGGTTCGTGTGGGGCAACAGCGGTAACGGTAAGACCTCTTTCGTGATGCAGCTCTGCAAGGAACTTTGCAAGTATGACCGTGTGGCGTTCAACTCCCTGGAGGAAGGAACTTCTCTGACAGTCCAGAATAACCTGCGGCGCTTTGGTATGGCCGAGGTAAGCCGCCATTTGGCGTTCATCAAGGAGGACATCCCCACCTTGAAGATCAGGCTCCGGCGTCATAAGAGTTTCAACATCGTGATCATTGACAGCTTCCAATACACCCAGATGACGTATCGTGACTATATCCAGCTGAAGGAGGAGTTTCCGGACAAGCTGTTTGTTTTCATCAGCCATGCCCGTGGCAAGAATCCTAAAGGTGATGCGGCCACGAGCGTGATGTATGATGCCGACCTGAAGATATGGGTAGAGGGCTACGTCGCCTTCAGTAAGGGACGTTATCAGGGGGCCACTGGTGAATACACAATCTGGGAGAAGGGCGCCTATGACTATTGGAATGTGGCGGGACCGAAACAGAAAGGAGGCCAGGCATGAGCAGGATAAAGAAACAGCTGGAGATTTGTCCTCCCGCCTATATGTGTAAGGGGCCTAACCGTGAGAACTTCGTCAGTACCGGCCACAAGTGTGGTTACTGCAATGGCAACGGCTGGTTCTGGGGGACGGAAGAGGGCAGCCGCGAGGACGTGCATGTATCCTGCCCGGTGTGTGGCGGCAGCGGTGAGCTGGATGCGATTATAACAGTGGACTGGAAACCTTCAAGCAAGTGAGCCATGAGAAAGGAATATTACAACTACGTTGTGAAGCTGCCCGTTCTGCTTCATGAGCTGTTCCGCGGGAAGGTTGCCGACCATCATTTTTCCGACATGACGGTGGTGATGAACCACCTGGTGAAGTCCTACATCCGCATGAGGGAGGGCGGCAGGGTCTCCACGGCCACCCGGCGCATCCTCCTCTGCATGGACCGTATTCCTGACATGTCGTTCTTCTTCCGCCGCCAGGAGAAGTCGGTGCTGTTCTTCGAGATGGATCCGGCTGTTGCCGGCAGCCTGCAGCGTGCCATCATCGCCGGCGGCTGGGGCAACCGCCAACGTCTTGCCGTCCGCCTGGTGTGCGCCTTCTGTTGCGGTGCCGGTGTGACGTTGAACAACCTTTCGATGGAGCTTGCTTCCGAAGAGGTGTTCCGCCGCCCGGAAGGCTACCTCATACATACCTACGTGAGCAACTACCAGTACGTGTTCCTGAAGGAGACGGCCGCCGCCCAGCGCATGAGCGTGGAGGGTATGCTGACGGCTGCTGCCGAACTGCTGGTGGGGACGGATGACGACGGTTCCGGTTACCATATCCCGGAGAACCTCGGCCGTATCGCTGACAGCGTGCTCGGGATAAAGGGCAGCACGCTGAAGGACTTCCGCCGGCAGCGTCTGGTGAACATCCGCACGAACACCATCGGCCCGGAGCGTATCGCCGCCTTCATGGAAAGACACGGCATCGCCTCGGCCCGTGAGTTCCTGCGCCGCGTGGTCCTCTTCTTCCTGGAGGCGCGGTACCTGATTTACCAGGGGGAGGTGGAACTTGATGAGGACGATCTTCCCCAGGATGATGAGCCGGACTGGGAGGAGACGATGTTCGAGCAGTGCTCAAAAAGAGATTTCGCGATTTCAACATATAGTTATTAACTATTAAAATTTTACTAAAATGATTACAGAGAAACAGAAAGCGGCAGTAATGGAACTCTGCCGGTACGTGGAGAACTTTTGTAAGGAGAACGACCTTAGCGCCTTTATGAGCGTTGCGGCCAGTGAGGACCATCCGGATGGTCTTGAACAGATGACCGGCTCGATCATCACCGGCAAGGGTGAGCATGTTGTCGGCGCCATTTCGGGGACTGTCAAGGCCAACAGCCGTGTTTATATGCTGCTTTCCATGGCACTCATGCAGGCCTACACCAGAAAGACGGATATCAATGTTGTCCCATCTTGTGGGGATTTGAACGTGAACTGATGAAAGATAACCATAAAATCAATGGCGGAATGAAAAGGAAAACAGGAAAAAGACAGAAGCGTTCGGATAGGGTATCCGGGGCTTTTACCGGTCAGGGCCTTTACGGCCAAGGTGTTTACATGAGGGGCGGATTCATCACAGGCAAGTACGGTCATGAACACGAGTGAGAATTTGCACCAGCTTGGTCTTCCGATAGAGAGGCTGAGCAGCGTCCTTCTGAACTGGACGTGTTTTGAGCCGCGTCGTCAGATGCTAATCAGTGCCTCCACGAAGACGGAGGGCTGGGCGATTGTCGAGACGCGGGATTCGCAGCTGGCTGCCGCCATCCTGAAGGATGTCCCGGAGGCCCGTCTGAGGGAACTTGAGAAACCTGTAGTTACAATAGCGTTATGAGCAACATATTCAAGAAATTCGAGGGTCTGAAGGTCCGTGTGCAGATCGTGAACGGTTTCGGCCTTCCCGTCGATCACCACGGTTATGTGGAAACGGATGAGAACTGGGCCTACCTTTACGAGAAAGGCCAGAAGGGAAACAGATACATTATGGCGATCAACACCCGCAAGGACAGCGTGGTGTCGGTTGAAGTTATTAACCAGTAAAATAAGTACATATATGATACAAATAATATTCAGGGTACAGACCGATACCGGCAAATATGTTACCAGTTCGACAATAGAATACCGTTTGTTCGGTATCCTATTGTGCAAAAAGACCTTTTACTACCCGCCAGAGAATTTCGGAGGGGAGTACTTTAGGAGTTGATTTTCTTTTCTCTCATGATTTTTTGGATTATGTCCACTTCTTTTTTGAAGTCATCAAACAGAATAATGTCAGATCGTGAGATGTTTCTTCCGTTGACTTTGTCCTGAATTTGGACTAACTTCTTGTAGAGGACGTACTGCTGGATCATGAGACGTTCGAAGTCGTATTCACTAATCATATTGAATTGTTTTTTTAGAGTTAAACATTTTTTGATTTTTGCAGCTACAAAAGTAGCAACCTGTCCCGGTTCGTGATGAATAGGGGCAGCCTTTTAAAATAATTTAAAACAGTAAGTACCATGCAGATAGACATCAACACCCGTAAACGGCTAAACAAGCCCGAGAATTACTCGGCGTTTTACAGCCTTTTGAACCGCCTTCCGACATCGGATCGTGACGCACTGAAGGAAAGCATCGTCTCCCAGTACACGGACGGCCGCACCACGAGCCTGCGTGACATGACGCTGAAGGAATACAGTGCCGCCGTGTCCGCCATGCAGAAGCTGGTACCGCCCACTTATCAGGAACAGCTCCGGAAGATTCTCCGCC